CGTCACGCACTCCATCATCCACCCAGCCCACACCCACTTTCACGGCGTCTGCAAAGGCGCGGCTTCGATTGAACGGCACCCGGTTGATGTCGCTCACGTACTTCATGACCTTGGTCTTGATGTCCGCCAGCTCCACATCGTCCTCGGTGCGTGGCATCACGCGCCAGTCCACCCGTGTGCGGCGCTCCGTTCCAATGATCCAGTCCACCATAGGCGCGATTTCGTTGAACACCAGCGGCACCTGGCCACGGTCGGCCAGCACCTGGGCGTCCTCTGGGTCCCACTGAATATTGTCGTAAAAGTCGGCGTCACAAGCCATTTCCAGGCGGTTGGCCGATTGGCGGTCCTTCTCGTAGTACATCCACTCAAGACACTTGCGCAGCGTATTTCTGGCGTGCTCTGAGTCCATTGGGTGCGCATTCACCTCGGCCAGCTCAGTACCCACCTGCTCGCCCGTGAAAATCTCCCGGTCGCCTGCGCCCTGGAGGTTGGGCATCACCTCAAACCGCTCAGGCATATTCCACCCCAGACTTTTCAATGCGGATGTCCTCAGCCGCAATCGGCTTGCCGTCCGCGCTCAGGATCATGTTGCCAAAGCTGCCGCGGTAGTGCTCCTTCTCCGGGGCCGTGGGCATGCGGATCAGGTCGGGCAGGCCTTCATGGATGACGGTTGCGATCTTCACCCAAGCCGTGGTCGATTGGTCCAGGCCCAGCACCTCGCCCGCCTTCTTGGCCGTGTGCGCCAGCTGAATAGGGTCATCGTAGGCGTGGGCGTTTTCTTCCAGGATGACGTACACCGGGGCGCCGGGCACAAACTGGTTGCCTGGCCGGTGCGTGGCGGCCAGAACCATCGCGCGCTTGTCGTTGACCCAGGTGTAAATGGCCGTGACCTCCCCGTGCACGCGGGTAAGGTGGGCTCGGGTGGTGTCGATTGAAACGGACATGGACGCTCCATAATGATCTGGCGCAGACCATGCCATGCTTGCAACGTCACCGGGCCATGGCAGAGCCGCGGCGGCGCAGCGGCGAACCCTTGTGTAAACCACCACCACCCCGCATCGCCTCCTCGGCCACGATGGCCATCAACCCGAAAGCATCAGACCCGTGGCTGGCCCAGTCGTGAGCGGGCCCGAGGCCGATGTCGCGCTCCTCGTCCCATTTCTCGTGATACCAGCCCAAAGCCTCCAGGCCGTCCGCCGTTGTAGGCTCAAACTCGCTTGCGTCCGTGGCTTCGCTCTTGGCTTCCTCGTTCATCCAGACGCTGGGGAATACCCGCCGCGCGGCATTGATGCGCGAGATTGCAGCGCCTCGCCCCTGGTTCGGCACAACCGTGACGCTGTAGCCCGCGGCTGTGAAGGCCGATTCATAGCTCACGTCATACACCTTGTCGTGCGTAGCGCCATCGTGTGGCAGGAAGATTTCGGTGTTATCTGGCGTGTATCCCTTGCGGCGCATCCACGCCAAGTGATGCTCAACGCCCTGGCCAACCTGCTCGTAGTAGTTGAGCACGCGTACCTCCCGGCCAATGAACTGCGTCCCCCACATCGTGAACGCGTCGGCATTCATGCCGGTCCCGCCGATGTCGGCAAACAGCCGGCGCTTCATCAGCGGATCGGCGGCCACATTGCCCAGCCTGCCTTCGCGCCTCATAGCGCTCAATTGTTTGGTGAAGTAGGCGCCCTTGACAGCCGTAGCGTAGGCGCCCTCCCAAACGTGGTCGTAGCTATCCGGGTCGGTTTCTAGCCAGCGCAGCCGCTGCCGCTCCAGAATCGCCGGGAACTTCGGGTTGTCTTTCCAGCTACAGGCAACAACCTTGAAACGCGGGTCTTTCGTCTGGCGGAAACGCCTATCCGTGGCACTGGACTTGCGCGCGGGGTTCCACGTCACCCACAACTCGCTATCCTCCTGGCGCAGTGTAGGTATTACGATGTCCCAGGCCTTATCGGTAATCGGCTCTGCCTCGTCGGCCCACAGCAGCAGTATCTTCGCCTTGGACTTGAGCGACATGATCGTGCGCTTATCCATCCCGCTGAACTTGTAGGAAATCCTGCGGCTCTTGGTGCGAATGTACTTCTCGCCAATCTCAAAGTGGGGAGCAAGCCAGGGCTCGGACTCAATCGCCGCCTTCACCTCGGCCAGCGAAGAATCATCAATCGAATTCAGGTATTCCCGCCCGCACACAATGACGCCTTCGCGCCCAGCCTGATCCCACATGTAAGCGCGAATGGCCGACATCTTGGCAAACGTCATCGTCTTACCTGAGCCGCGCCCACCATACGCCCCGCGCACATCAGCCTCACCCGTAAAAACTGGGATCAGTACGGGCGGGATCTGCACATCAACCGTTGCCGCCATCACCGACCTCCCGTGGTTGCAGCGGAACCAATCGAACCACCCCGACAAGCTCCGCGGGCTTCTGGCTGTTGTCCTTCTCGTACAGGCCCAAATGCTTCATCCCCTTGTCCACCGCACTGTTTTTGTCCCAGAAGGTGTACTCAATCCCATCCTTGGTGATCTTGAAGCTCTTGACCGCCGCCCGCGTTCGCGCATCCAGTTCGTGCGGCATCTTCACCCGGCCGTCAGGGTGGCAAATGTCCGCGATGTCGCTGGAAATCAGCATGGACAGCTGGCGCAGCACCTCCTCGGCCTTCAGACCGGCTTTATCAGCCGCCATTTTTTGCAATGTGGAAACCCTTGATTGAACCTTGATGTCTGCAGCAAGCCCACTCGCACGCTCATGCACGGAAGCGGTTTTCCACTTCACCGAATTGGGATAGGCCTGACGGAATGCCTCCGACTGGTTCGCCCCTCCTGCTACCAACTGCGCAAAGCGCTCCTGCTGCGGTGTCAGCCCATGCTCATTTTTTGCTGGCATTTTGCTCCTAACTTCATAGCTTATCGCGCTTTATCTATAAGGGCTGCGACTTGATTTTTTAGAGAATTTGGCACCAAGCCCATCTCCCACAGCTTGCGCATGGTGTCTGCCGACCAAACCGGCTCCAACTCACGGCGCACGGCTTTGAGGAATAGCGCGCCCTGGTCGAGTGCGGCGTGACAGCCCTGCATTCCTGGCCTTGGCCCGCAGGCGGGAAAGCAGGTCAAGTCACAAGCCTTCATCCCCATGCCTTTGCCTTGGTTGGCGTGGGCTGCCTGGCTGTGCCCCGTCACCCCGCAGATAGCGCAAGGCAGCGTGGCCACCGCGCGGCGGTATGCCTCGCTTCGCACGGGCGCTGCCTTGGCCACCTGAGCGGCAGGCGCTTCGCTCACTGGCTCAGGCGCACGGAAAGCGCCAGGGGCAACAGTTGGCACGCTCCGCACTCGGTCGGGGTCGCGTTGTTCGCGGTGCTGCGCGCGGGGTTTGAATCCGGTGCGCTTCACTGCACACCCCCAATGATCTCTCCCGTGTCCGGGTCCACCTGCATACCCTCCCACTGCTGGAACGTGGCTGGGAACGTCACGCCTAGCTCCGTCGCGGCGAAGGCGCTCACCCGGTCAATCAACTGGCTGTAGCCCTTCACCCCCAGGTCTTCGGTGCTCACGCGCACGCGGCGGCGGATCTTCTTGCCTGTGATGGGGTTCTTGGTGGTGACGGTCTTGTAGCCCAGGTACTCGGCGCGGAAGTGTTCTTTCCACACAGCCAGGGGGTAATGCTGGCCGTTGGGCTGGGCCTGCTGGGCGATGGTCTTGAGCACCACCCCGTGGTAGTACCGGCGTTGGCGGTCCGTCTTGGCGTCCTCATGCGTGCGGAATGTTGCCTCCACAAGCTGGCCAGCCGCCCATATCTCGCGGCACTTCGGCGCTGCCACGTTGCGGATGGCCATGGCCGCCTGCTCTGCGTTGTGCAGGATCACGGTCAGTGAGAGGTCGCTCATTTCGTCACCCTCACATCGATCCCATGCAGGGCTTTTGCCATGTGGCGCTTAGCCAGGCTCAGGGGTGTCTCCATGCCTTTGGTGTCTTCCCAAACCGTGGCGCCCTGCTCTTGGTAGCAGAAGTCCACTACCAGGCGAATAGCTGGGCGGGCGCGTGCTGCGCCATGCAGCTTTGCCCCAGGCACCAGCTCGATAGGCACTTGGCGGCGCAGGTTGGAAATCAGGCCCATGCGCTCCAACGCCTGCAACTCACCGTAGCGGCGGGCCTCGGCCTTGCTGTCAAAAGTCAACCCGGCAAACTGGGTTTTCTTGTTCCCGTACTTTCGGTGGACGCGCTCAGCCATGCCCCACCCACAGCCAATCTTGATAAGCCTGGCGGGGCGTGTATCCCACACCGATACGCTTGTTCGGGATGCCGCGCACACCGCAGTGCCAGACTCCGTGCAACTTTCGGAAGTGAGGTTTCATGCTGGCGCTCCTTCAAAAAGATCACGGGTGCGGGAGTCCCGCTCAGCCTCAGATGCGCGGCGGCGGCGCTTGGGCTCGATCAGGCCAGCCTTGCGGGCACACACGGGCCCAAAGGGCTGGGCGCCGATGACCACAGCGGGCAGGAGCGTCACGCGCTTGCAGCGTGCGCAGCGGTTCGGTTTCATCGTGTTGCCCTCGCTTCTTAGGGTGCCAGCTGCCACGCGGACAGCTTGGCCATGTCCCGGATTTCCTTCTCTGGAAGCCCAAGCTCCAGGGCTTGATTCAGTGCCTTGCGGCAGCGGGAGCGGGTTTCTTCGGCCCCCAGGCGCAGCGTGCGCTGCAGGTACTGAATGCGGCGTGCGGCGCAGTGCAGGCAGCCCTCGGCAAAAAACCGATAGCTCTTTGGGTCTGGGCGGGCTTCGTTGCAGCAGGTGCACATGCATCACAACTCACCCAGGATTCGCAGTGCTTCGCGCACGTCTTTGGAGCGATGGGCCAGGCCGTCGCGCACGTCATCGAGGCTGGAATGCGCCCAGCGCTTTTGCTCAGGCAGGTTTTCGCGCAAGGTCATTGCCACGGCATCTTTCCTTCCATGCCCAGGGCCTGGCGGGCGCACTGCAGGCTGTAGGGGCGAATCCTGTCTCCCGCTTCTTGCCGCGCCATGATGCGGCGGGCCCAATCCTTGCCATCGCCGCGCATTTCAAAGCTCACTTTCATGGGCGCAGCTGGTTCCGGCGCGGGCAGTCGAGGCAATCCGGCCTCCTCGGCGTAGGTCTTGCGCGGCGTGATGGCCTCGCAAACCTTCTCCAGCTGGGGCAGGTTCGGCGCAAACTCGGGCGATTCAGTCATCAGCCGTTTGGCCGCGGCCTCTATCACATCGGGGGCGAACTTGGCCAGGGCTGCATCCCAGACCAGCATGGCTGCGGCCACACCTTTGTCGCCCCCTGCCTCGCTCTTTTCCCCGGTGGCGTACTTCGACAGGAACAGGCTGCCATAGGACCCGTGCAGCAGCACAAACAGCTTGCGCACAGTGCTCGATGCCTCGCGCTTTTGGCGCGGCTGGCTTGCCGCCTGGTGGATGGCCTCCTGGGCCAGTGTTGCGACTTGGCTCACAGGTTCACTCCTTGGTAGATCGTTGCAGCAGCTGCGTCGTACCGTCCTGGACTTGCGCCCTGACGCCCTCGGCCACTGGCCGGCGCATGGTTTGAGAACTTCACAGCATTGCGCAGCCAGGTGCGGAAAGCGGCTTGCCAGTCCTTGAAGACCGTGCCCCGTGCGGCGTGGTGGTCCAGGAAGTTCGCCAGCTCGGCCTGCAGATTGACCCCGGTGCTTGCCGCGATGTCGTGGGCTGTTTGGTCTGGCGTGAAACCAGCTGGCGCGATGGTTCCGCGGCTTGGCTTTGCAGGAGCGCCAGCGACGACCTGATTCAATGATGGTTCATTGATGGTTCTATGACGGTTATTTGCGGGTGCAATGGGTTGCACCCTTTTTTGCCGTGGATTGCACCCTTTTATGTCGTCAGTTGCACCCTTTATGTCGTCAGTTGCACCCTTTTGAATGGGTGCAATTTCTGCACCCTTTATCCATTCGGGCGAAATACGGTACTCACTGGTCATCGAACGGCCACCGTTGCCAGCGTTGACAAGGATCAGCCAACCAGACTCCTCCATGCGGCGCAGTTGGTACTGAATCGTGCGCTCGGACTGACGTGTCTTCTCGGCCAGGGCCTTGATGCTGGGATACACACGGGTTCCGTCATCACTGGCGTGGTCTGCAAGTGCGAGCGCCAAGAGCATTTCTCCCCCGCCATTGGGGTAGCGGTCGAACACCGCGGTCATGATTCGCACGCTCATACAGCCTCCCAAACCCGCGCCTTGCCGCGCATCAAATCCATTCCACCAACCTGCACCACACGCACCTTCCCGGCCTTCTTCAGCTCGGGCAGGCGGCGGTCAATCTGAACAACCGTCAGGCCGGTGTCTCCCTGCAGTTCGTGCGGGGTCGCCTGGCGGCCATTGGCCAGGGCGGCCAGAATGCGCTCGCAATGCCCGCCCGCGAACGCCATAGCGCCCCCTGCAGCCAGCACGCTAGAAAGTGGGTCGCCTGCGCGTACCAAGTGCTGTACTTGCATCAGCGCACCCCACCCACAAGGCGAGCCTTCTTGGCCTCGTTGGCCAGCCGCTGCTCGCGGCTCTCGATGGTGATTCCGCTCGTGCGGCGCTCCAGGCTCACCGTCTGGCGGCCATTGCTGTCCAGCAGCAGGTGCACATTGCCGACCTTGGGGGCTTTGCTGTGGTTGGTCTTGCGCGGTGCCTTGGCGGGCGCTTCAACCGCAGCCCGTGGGCGCGCCAGTTGAAAAGCATTCAGTCTCAGGGTGTCGTTCATGGTTGTTGTGCTCCTGCTTTCTTTTGGACCCGGTAGCGCCGATAGCGCGGGTTCCTGTGGCTGTCAGCAACGGACTCAATCAGCCTCTGCCGGCTCAAATAAAGAAGCCCCCAGCTCGTTGCAGCGTGCGAACGGCCAATGGCCTGGGTGATTTCCGCTTCGGTGAAGAAGCGGCCAGAGTGCTCCCGCAGGTGGGCCAGCACCGCGTCGGTGGCGCTACCGGGGCGCACCATGCCGGGCGGGTTGGGGTTGAACCGAATCAAGTTCGGGCCCAACTCCCCGCTAGCCTCGCGTACTGCGCGGATCTGTTCAGCCACCCATGCCAAGCTCATGCGATTTCTCGGCCCTGAAAAGGACCTGTCAAAGCACTGAGGGCGGCCATAGCATTGGCCTCATGCACCGCACGCTCCGCCAAAATCATCGAGTAGGTCTTGCCGTACACCTTCGCGTAAGCGCAGTCACGCAAGAAGCTCGAAACGTCCTGGTGGGCCACGCGCAGCTGCCGACGCAGCAGCCCGCCTGTTTCTTGGTCTACCCAGGTTTTCAGCGGGTCATCAAGCACGCCATTGGGGCCCTGTGGACGCCCGCGCGAGAACATTGGCTGATCGCGCGCATCTGTCTGGTGCTGGACGTGAGCGAGGATTCGGTCAGCCTGTTCTGGGCTGAACTGCGCCAGCACTCCCAGGATCTGGGCAGCGGCATCTCTTTCTGCGTCGTTGAGTTGCGTGTCGTGCATGTGCATCTCTCGTTGTCGAAGCCCAAACCCGATGAACGTGGTGACGTTGCGCGGCCTGAGCAAAAGAAATCGGGGAATGCGCGCCGGGTTATGGCGCGGCGGATTGCGGCGCTGCGGGAGCGCTTGCGGAAGCTGGGGGGCGGCAGTGCAGCTGGCTAAATTTGGTGCCCGCCACTCCTTGGACTACGATGGAAGCTCCTACACAACCATCGCCAAGGAGGGCGGACATGCAACCAGTAAATGCAGCAGGAAGAGCAGACGAAATCATCAATTTGCTCCTGACCCATCAGGAAGATCCGTTTGGGAAGTTCCCCCTGCAAGACGAGTCGCAAGCGCGCAAAACTGCTCAAGTGCTTGCCACGTTCCGTCAGGAACTGATAGCGCACTTAGTGCAGCAGCAGTAGCCCGGGCATCTCCGCTGTGGTACTTGGTGGCCTCTGCCGCCAAGTACACCTGCGCGACCTTTGCGCCGAAGGCGACGGGGTCCTTGGATTCCGCTGCGTGCGCTTGGGCCCAGGCCGTTGCGGCCATCAGTGGCATGTCAACCATGGCTCACCTCCTGGGCGGTGGGCTTGGCCAGTGGCATGCGCAGATAGCCCCAGTCCACATCGGGGCGCAGTTCTTCGCAGCGGACTTCGCCGTGGGTGATGCGCTCAATAACTGGGCAATGCTCAGCGGGCACTTGCCGGGCTGGGTCTTTCCATTGCCAAACGGCGGCTTTTGTTACACCGAGCGCAGCAGCGAGTGCGCTTTGCGACCCCACGATGCCCGCTGCTTTTTCGATTGGATGTGTCATAGCCGCAAGACTAGCATTTCTAGTCATCAATGGCAAGCACTTCTAGCCCCATTTGTATAGGCCATCTATACGATTGCAAAAATGGAAATCAAAGACTGGATCAAGGCTGCCAGGCAGCTGAAGGGCTGGAATCAAACCCAGCTTGGGGATGTGGTCGGGCGCACAAAGGGAAACATTGGCCATTGGGAAACGGGCAAGCACACGCCTAGCCTGGAACAAATAGCCGCCATTTCTGTGGCCACCGGCCTGCCCATGCCCGCACTTGGCGCGCCAAGCGTCGCAATGTCAAACGTAGAGCCTGCGCCACAAATGCGGCCAAGAAAGGGAGTTCCAGTAGTGGGTGAGGTAAAGGGAGGGGATGACGGCTACCTAGACGAGCTGCAATACCCCGTTGGACACGGTGATGGCACAGTGGATTACCCCACTGCGGACCCTTATGCCTACGCGCTTCGCGTGCGGGGCGACTCGATGCACCCCAGGTATCGCGCTGGCGAATTCATCGTAGTGGAGCCGTCTATTGAGGCCATGCCTGGTGATGACGTGGTGGTGGCTCTGCACGATGGTCGCAAGCTACTCAAAGAACTGAATTGGGAGCGCGATGGCGAAGTGCAGCTGCTTTCCGTGAACAACCACTTCGGGCCGCTCACTTTGCCGCGCACCGATATTCAATTTATTCAATTGGTCGCCGGCCGCGTTCGGCGCAGCGCTATCAACAAGGCATGAACATGACACTCAATCACTGGCTTGTCCTTGCAACTATGGCGTTTTGCTGTGTTCTCCCTGCCCACGGCACCCTTGCGAGACAGCGCGGCTGGCGTACTGGAGAGCTTTTTGCCACAGGCGAAAAGCCAACCATGGTCGGCATTGCCTGCCTCCTCATTGCACTGCTCTGGATTGGGTACACCATCTACCAAGGATCAACATCATGGTTCTTCCTGCTGTATTCAGTCCTCTCCTACTTTGGCGGCGGCCCGGTTCTTTGGGCAATTTTTGGTGCTAATGCAGGATGGATTGCACTGATAGCTGCCCCAGTCCTAACAATCGCCTGGACGGTGCTTTAGTCGCACAACTGCAACCCATCCAACAACCGCCAGCCAGGCGGTTTTTTTTCGCCCGCGAGATTTGAGGTATTGAGCAATAGATAGTTTTTCTCGCATCCATTGGCTAGAAATGCTTGACATTAAGGCTAGCTACTCTATACTCACCCCGTCGCCGCAGTGATTGCAGCGACGGGTGCCAAGTGATCGAGCTACGCACCGCAGGTTCTTTCACAAATCAGCCGCCGATGTTGCTGGCCCCACCTGCGGGGCCTTTGCCCGGCGAAATAGCTCCAACGGGCATGGGCCGTTGTTCTGCGCCGCCGATACCGAGGCGGTTCCCAGTCCGCCAAAGCGCGGTAAACGGGTAGGGAACCCCGCAAGGGGCTGACACCACGGGACGGTGCTGCATGTGGATGCAGCGACACGGCTACCAGATGCCGGAAGCCATTCGCAAGAGTGGCAAAACCTGAGCCGCGTGACAGGCGGTTGAGGTTTTCAACAGGAGAGACAGCATGGACGAACAACTCGAAATCCCCGGCGCGCGACCGATGAAGTGCAAGGTTCCGCAGAAGCGTGCACACAGGCTGCTGCTGGATACCGGTGGTCATGCGGCGCTGGCAGTGGCCCAACGTGAACTGGAAAAAATGCGCGAACAGCACCCAGGTGTTGCGGGCCTTACTCTGGCCATCGCAGTCGTCGCCCGACATGCGGCGGAATTGCAGATGGATTCATCGCGCAAGGTACTGATCCACGCAGCACAGGCCGGGATGCCCATTGAGCAACACGCCATTGCATTGGCATTTGAGGACGACGGCCTGTATCTGCAGGCCTCGGCTGGAAAGTTCGAAGGCGAGTAACCCACCGTCCCGGCCCAGCGCCGGGGCCATCACGCAAGTGCCCGATCCAGAGCGCACGCGCTGACAGGCCGGAAAGACACGGCCAAACGGAGCCATTCGCAAGAGTGGCAAATCAATAGGGCTTACCAATGTGAGCCCTGCTGATTTCAAGGAGAGCGACATGACCCACCCCAACAGCCCCAAAGGCGCCTTGCTGCGCCACGGCTACACGCTGCACAAAGACCCGCGCTACCCGCACTCTGAGCGCCGCACTGTCAAAGACAGCGCCGGGGTTGTGGTGCTGGATGACGCACCACTCGATGCAGTGTGCGACTTCTGCAAGCGCAACGGGCTGTACTTGCCCGAGTAGCCACCCCTTACGGGCAAAAGCCAATTCACACACTTTGGACGGTACTGCGAATTCCCCTCGGCAAGTAGCCCACCCAATACGGACAAAAGCAGATGCCAGCCTGAGTGAGCCGCCATGTAGCGGAGCAACTGGTGCAGCGAGTAGTCCACCCACACACAGCCCTGCAATGCGGCAATGCCGCTCAGTTAAGTCTGAGCGGCATTTTTTTGACGGGATACTGGGTCTTGGTCATACGAACCTCACGCGGATACCGCCTGTGGGATCTGCGAGGCGGCAGCACGAAGCGGCG